ATCGTGATAGACGATCTTGTAAATTTTCCTCTAAACTCATTCGGTACAAGTGTATCTATTGTAAACGATGGAGTAAGTGTTAAATCTCTAGACAGGAATCCAATTTCTAACGACGCAGTTTCTCCTAACAAACAAGACGATAAAGCGTTAAACAATAAGTGAAATGCTTAAACCAGAGTTTCCATACAAAGGCAATCAGATAATACTATCTTCAGACAGAGTAGTGTTACACTCAAAGAATGACGCGGTTTTTTTGTTTGGAAAAGCGGCGGTTGGCCTTTCTTCCACAAAGACTATAAATCTTGACGCAAACGAGGAAGTTTACGTGTCTTCTCCTAAAATATACTTAGGCAACATACCCAATTTTACAGAAGGTTTTCAACCTGCAGTGAAAGGAAACGATCTGTCTCAAGAACTTTACGAAGTTTTTGTTAAAATGGTAGGTCTTTTGGATCAGTTATCTACTATAAATGAAACAAATTTTTCTGCCTTTGCTACCGCAGTTAGATACCCTTCAGTTAAATTGAGGGATTACTTAAAAGAAAAAACTATCCCCAATATAACAAGCGGTAAATTTTTATCCAAAAACATCTACTTAAAGTAATGGCCAGTCCAGAGATACCGCAACCAGTGTTAATACCTGACTCAAAAATACAAGAAGTCAGATCAAGAACATCAGCTCAATCTGCAGCAGCAGCTGACGCTACTGGTTTCGAAAAGGTAATAGTGATAATTGGGGATTCCATAGTCAAAATGGAAAAGGGCTTAGACAACATATTCGAAGGAAAACCCACTCCGTCTGGATCTAGACACCAAAACCCCTTGGATTACGGGTTGATACCCCTACTTAGAGAAATATCTAGCATAGATTTTTGTAACATATTCACCTATCTTGTGAATAAGTCTCCTAAATTTAAACCCTTCACTCCAAAAAACGTATCAAATAAATCTGGAGCGAAAGATAAACCCGACGTAGCAAACACTAGCGCGCCACCAAAATCTGCGCTTGAGAATTCTGTTGAATTTTTGCAGCAAAAAGCTTACGAAGTTCAATTAATGATAGACAACTTCTACTCAAGCTACGGAAATTCTAATAGCCTGGAATCAAAACTCGCTTTAACGGGACTCATACAGAGAATATCTGATGTGCTTTTAGTGATTAACGAATCTCTGGCAACCGTGCAGAGCGCTAACGCAACGGGTAACCAGATACAATCTGATCTTGCAAACTTGGGTATTAAAGTTAAGTTTCCACAATTAAACGTCTATTCAAACTTCTTTGATAACGCAAACTCTGTATTCAATTCATACACAGATCTGAGAACAGTTCCTCAGAAAGACGTTCAAAAAATCATACAGTACGTAGACAAGATTAGAGCTGTTTGCGTAGCGATACAGGGATTGGACAGTCTTGCGTCTATAGTTCAATTGGGAGACTTCTTTCTAAACGGAGAAATTTCTAAAGACATAGCAAAACTAAACAAACTTGTTAAGCCTGAGAAGCTTTTACCCTTTTTAAAATCCGTTCAACAGACATGCCTAAACATAGAAAACATCTGTAAAAACATACTTGGTTTTGTAGGAAAAGCGCAGAGTTTGATAAGAATATTGACGCTTTTAGTCTCTTATCTGACAAAATTTGCTAATTTAATATTAAAAATTTTACCTATACCCAACCAATTTACTTACGTTGGTTTTACAAACACACTCTCTGATGTGTTACAGAAGGTACTAGACGCCGCCAACAAATTCGTAAAGAGACTGAATCAGCTCAATAACTTGCTTTTGCTTGTTGTTGGACTAATAGAAGAACTGATCATAAAGATAGACGAGGTACTACAGTACATAAAAATTATGATCGTAAACATAGAAAGTTGTCAAAACGCGGATCCAGAAGTGACTAACCAATTAAAACAAGTTGCAAAAGATCTAGAGGAATCAAAGAAACTTTTGAGTGATTTTAGACAAAACTACCTAGACAAAAAGAAATCAGATAACACCACTTACGGAGATAAAAATTCAAGCTACAGCATAAGGGTTCTCACAGAAGAACTTACTGATCCAAACATCACTCTTAAAAGGAGATATGGTATAGCTGTTGATAAGTACGGTGCAATGGTTGTGGAATCAACACCAACTTTCGCATCTGACACCTCTATCATAATAGGAGAAGTAAAATTGTTACTTGTATCAAAAGGATTTGTACATTCTGAATTGACTGTATTAAACTCAGAGAGCGTATCTATCATAAACGAATCAATGAATTTCTTGCAGGGAGATTCAATAGATACTAACTTTGAAACCCCAGACAACCAATTCCTTGACGCGCCGGATAACGAAAACGAAGACAAGGGACTGGGTCTAAACGCGTTTGTTAACAAGTTACCCGGAGGCAAGAAGCTCAGAAAAAGAATGAAAAAGATGATGTTACAGATGTTACAGAACGCCCAACCGAGTTTGGACAAAGACAAAAACGCTTTGGCAACAAAATAAACCTCCAAATATTTATAAAATATGAGCAAAGTAGATGCACTAAGAAAATTAATAAGAGAGGAACTGAGGGTTGTATTAAGGGAGGAACTTCCGAGAATTCTTAACGAAAACAGGAAACCTGCGGGGTCCATGTCCTACAAAGACTCCATTCTCGAATCCCAAAATAAGTCTAGAAAACCCGTACCCGGAACTCTAAACGCCGAAAGAAAACCCGTTGTACCTAAGTTTTCTAACACCAACCCTCTTGCCTCTTTCTTAAACGATACCGCTGTTTCAATGGTTGGATCTCAGGACGAAATGTACATGAGCCCAGTCAATCAAGAAGTAGACGGATTTTCTGTCATGCAAAACGCATCAATAAACGAAAACGTTGCAACGTCAGACGTTAATGGAATGCTCGCTAGCGCAAGACCTAGTTCAGCTGTAGAAATGGTGCAGATCAACGAAGTACCCGATTTTACAGATCTAATGACAAAAATGAGGGCTAAGGGCGTCATGTAATGGCTTACAACCTAGTAAAAATATCGCCTCTGGATCTAAAACCCTCTACCGCAATAGGGGTAAAGATTCCTTTTTCAAAACCCAGCGCATTCCAATCAGTTTACACAACAAAAGAACAATTAAAGTATAACATTATCAACTATCTTTTGACAGATAAAAGGGAGAGGATATTTGCTTCTAATTTTGGAGCAGGAATAAGAAGGAGATTATTTGAACAGATAACACAAGAATCGGTTGATTCTTTACAGCACTCTATGAAAACTGATCTTGAAAACTACTTTCCAAACATAAACATAAAGAGATTGGACATTGTTGGCACTCCTGATGATAATTCCATAAACATAGTATTTAGTTATAGCATAGTAAACACAAACGAGAACGACACGATAGTGCTGAACGTACAAAACGCATAACGAATAATGGACATTAAATACCTAAATAAGGACTTTGGCTCTTTCAAATCCGATCTTATAGAGTTCGCTAAAGCTTACTATCCGACTGTATACAACGATTTCACGCAGGCTTCGCCAGGTTCCATGTTCATAGAAATGGCGTCCTATGTAGGAGACGTTCTGTCTTTCTACCTTGACAACCAGATACAAGAATCTTTTCTCCAATATTCAAAACAAAAATCAAACTTGTATTCCCTCGCATACATGATGGGATACAAGCCAAAGGTCACCTCAGCCGCCGTGGTGGAACTAGATGTGTACCAAATTGTAAACGCAGTGAGTACACCCTCTTTTAGGGCACCAGATTTCAGTTACGCACTTACCATACAACCCGGAATGCTCGTAAAATCAAATGTAAACAATTCTGCTACATTCTATGTACCAGAAAAAGTTGATTTTACACTGTCTTCTTCTTTGGATCCTACTGAAATCACAGTGTACCAAATAGACGGATTTGGCCAACCAAATAGTTACCTGCTTAAGAAATCTACTTACGCGTTCTCGGGTCAGCCCAAGTCAGTTTCTTTCTCTTTTGGCGCAGCTCAGAGGTTCAGCAAAGTAACGATACAGGACTCTAACATCATAGGAATCGTGAGCGCTGTGGACAGCAATGGGAACACTTGGTACGAAGTGCCCTACTTGGCACAAGACTTCATTCTAAAACCAGTAGAAAACACAGCAGCAAATTATCCAAACTTTTATCAATACGCAAATCAAGTACCGTACATACTAGAAAAAGTAAAAGTACCTAGAAGGTTCACATCTAGATTCAGATCAGACAGCACGCTTGAGATAGAATTCGGTCCAGGTGTTAACTCTGTAGCAGACACAGCTGTACTTCCAGACTTCACGAACGTAGGAATTGGCACAATAAACGGTGTCACTCTACTCAATACAGCTTTCGATCCCACAAATTTTGTCACTACTCAAACTTACGGTCTTGCGCCTTCTAACGTATCTATAGCATTCAATTATTTAGTAGGAGGTGGAGCATCATCAAATGCTCTAGCAAACGAACTCACTGTTCCAGTTTCTTTCACTGCAACTGGGGCAAACACAAGCTTACAAAACACTGTTGCGACCAATAACGCACAACCCGCGGTCGGAGGAGGAGACGGTGACGCTATAGAAGAACTCAGACAGAACATCGCTGGAGAATTTGGAAGCCAATTGAGAGCAGTTACACAGGACGATTACCTTTCTAGAGTCATGAGCATGCCCTCTAAATTTGGCAAAGTTTCTAAGGCCTTCATATCGAAAGATGATAGCACGTACAAGAGCTACATAGAATCAGACATATCTGAAAGAGATCAGCTACTCATAAGCATGTATGTTCTAGGATTGGACGTTCAAGGAAGCCTAGCGGTACCATCTAGTGCACTGATGAAAAACATACAAACTTACCTATCTGAATACAGAATGTTGACTGATGCTGTGAACGTTAAACCCGCTTACATCATAAACATTGGAGTCAATTTTGAGATAGTCACTAGACCCAATTATCCAGGTAGAGACGTAATAGCAAGGGTAATCACGCAGCTTAAACAGTATTTTAATACCGATAATTGGCAAATAAACCAGCCCATCATACTCTCTGACATCTATTCAATGATAGATCAGGTTGACGGAGTTCAGACAGTTAAAAAAGTTCAGGTGGTTAACTTATACGGTAGCAGTCAAGGGTATTCTGATAACACTTACGATATATCTGCCGCAACCCTAAACGGAGTGATATACCCAAGTTTGGATCCAAGCATTTTCGAAGTTAAATTCCCAGATCAAGACATTCAGGGAAGAGTAGTAACGTACTAAAAATAAAACTATGCCAGATCAATCAACGCTAGACAAAATAAAGCTTTTACACCCGAAGTTGAGAAACGAAGTAGAACACATATATTTAGCTCAAATAGTTCCAGCTCTGTCTGGAAGAGCCTTTTGTAGGTTCGCTTTCACTCTTAGGACATTTGAAGAACAGGCTACCATATACGCACAGGGCAGAACTAAACTGTACGACGCTAAAGGAAATAAGTTGGGAATAGTCACAAACGCTAAACCAGGACAGTCCCTTCACAATTACGGTCTTGCCATAGACATCGTTCTAATCGTAGACGGTAAGATGTCTTACGAAGACACAGTAGACTTTGATAAGGACGGAAAGTCAGATTGGATGGAGGTCATAAACATATTCAAAGCAAACGGATGGGAGTGGGGAGGAGACTGGAAGAGTTTAAAAGACAAACCACACGTTCAAAAGACATTCGGTTACGATTGGAGAAAGTTGTTAGAAAAATACAACACAAAAGATTTAATTCCAGGAACCGAATACGTAAACATATAAAATGGCAATATACAAAATATTTCCCTCGGCTGACGCTACTATATACTCATCTTTTCCTCAAAAAAACACAGGCATAGACGAGATAATAGAAGTGTCTGTTAAAAATTTCGGAGACGCGGGTACTTTTACTACAGAGGCCACAGATACTCCGATATTCGACGATTTGAGAAGGGGTTTAATCAAATTTAGTACTTCAGACATAAACAAAATCATAGCTAAAACGTCAGGATCTTGGGTTGCTAATTTAAGACTCAGTCTTGCAAACGCAGAAAACCTCAGCGCGCCTTACACACTAAACATAGTGCAGGTAAAACAAGACTGGAACATGGGAACCGGTAAGTTTTTGGACAATCCGGAAACTAGGAACGGTGTGTGTTGGTACACCGCTACTGCTTCTTACGCAGGTACATCAAGTATTTGGCATCCGCAATACTACTATCTAACCCCCGGTGGAGGTTCTTGGACGTCAAACGTAGTAACTCAGTCTTTTGATTACATGGACAACAAAGACATCAATGCGGATGTCACAAGCATAGTAGCAGACTGGTCCTCAAGCTACAATCCAAACTATGGATTCTTAATAAGACACCAACCTTCTGTAGAAAACGATCCCAATTCTTACATTGTACTGTCTTATTTTTCTGTAGACACTCACACTATATACCCGCCTTGTTTAGAATTTAAATGGGACGATAGCTCATGGGTCACTGGAAGTTTAGGTACCATCGCTGATTCTGAATTCATCGTGACTATACCTAACACGTTAGAAAATTTCAAAAACGATACTTATTATAAGTTCAGAGTCAACGCTAGAGACAGGTTTCCTCTTAGGGTATTTACAACTTCCTCTCTTTACACAGTGAATAAGTACCTTCCTTCTTCTTCTTATTGGGGAATACAGGACGTAAAAACTGAAGAAATGATAGTTGACTTCGATACCAAATACACTAGGCTTAGTGCGGATGCAAATGGAAACTACTTCTATGTATACATGGGAGGATTGCAACCAGAGAGATCTTACAAGCTTCTAATCAAAGCAGTATTCCCTTCAG